GATGGATGTGTCTAACGTAGTCATAGATGTGTCTAACGTAGTGATAGGAGACCTAGAAATAGACTCAGAGTCAACATTATCTTCTAATATAAAGGATAATCTTGTAGAAAACTCCCTATCTACAAAGAGTGTTCCTGAAGTGAAAGAAGACCCTGAAACGAAACAAGAACCAGTAGATGAAGTCAAAGAAGAAACGAAAGAGGAACCAGTAGATGAAGTCAAAGAAGAAACGAAAGAGGAACCAGTAGATGAACTCAAAGAAGATACTCTTCCTTTGTCAGAACCTATTAAACCCTCTAAGAAGAAGAAGAAAAAACGTTAATTTAGACAATATTTAGACAATATTTAGAAATATAAATACGAACTTGTTTTGATTGACATGCACTCAAGTGATAATACAAATGCTCACAACTTTGAACAAACGTTTCATCTAAAACCAGGGGCAAATGTAAGCAAGACAATGCGTGTAAGGTCCGTTGTCTCGCCTCTTCCGGAATCAGTTTACGTAGGTTTTTATACTCTCCATCGTAGCGTATACCTTTGAACAATTTTGTTTTATACATGGCAAATCCATTAAAAGCAGATTGACATGGAACCCATTCTTCACAGTTTTCCAATCTACATACAACATCTTGTTTCATGCATTCTACCACAGCTCTAGAGTATCTAGAAAACCCCCAACAATGATGTTGAAAAGGTGGATACATCAAAGCCCATATATCATAATAGTCTTTACGATTAAACGTTAACATGTCCCAGTCGTCTCTTCCCAAATAATGTTTTAACAACAGGATATTCCAGGGTTCCGTATTGACATCGTCGGCATCTATTATAAAATGAGTTTTCACGTTCAATGTTTCTAGCTTTTCCAGACAAGCATTTCGCGCATTGGCAATACGGATGGTTCGGTGACGACTTGGATTGTCTATTTTTAAAAGATGCACCGGAAAAGAACTCTTTGTTTGATATTGTTTTAATATTTTTTCGGACGTGTCACTGCAGTTGTCGTAGGCTACAATCAAAACAAAATCATCAAACAATGAACGTAAACGGTCCACGTTTTTGAAGACTTTTGCAAGATATGGAGCACAATCCCGAACAGTCATGCAACATGCCATAGAAAGGGTTTATTAAATTCTTTATCTTTATCTTTATTTTATTTCTAAATTAGATTAAAGAACCTACAATATGAATACAAATGAACTCATTGGAAGAGTACTCCGAGTTTGGAAATATGTGTGAACAAGCGGTTCGTATAGACGATGTGGATACGATGAAATGGCTAAGTCTCGCACGAATCAAACAAAGTATAGAATACGAAATGTCACAGCTGGTGTATTATATGGAACGTTCCAAAATCAATCCAGACTGTATTCCTTTGAGGGAAATGCATCGTTTGTCTATTCTGAATAGTATCACGGAACTAAAAAAAACAATTCATGCCTTGCAATTCAATCATTAATCCGTTTAAAGATAAGGTCTCTTTCTTTTTATGCGAGTCCTATCGCTAATAAGAGCTTCTGTTTGTAACCCCCAATTATTTTCAACTCCGAAATGTACAGACTGTATTTATTACGAGAAACGAGACCACCCGTTTACCAATTGTCTGAGTAAATGTAGACGGTTTGGAGAGAGAGATAGTGAAACAGGTAGAATTACTTATGAATATGCAGATTTGTGCAGGAAGAGCGAACATAAGTGTGGTCTATTGGCCAAGTATTTTGAAGCGAATAAATAATAAATAATATTTAAAAAGTTTTACTTACTAAATATACATATAAATGCGGTTTCTTTCTTTCCTCTTTACAAACCAATGTTTGTCGTGTAAGCATTTTACTCCATTCTATTATGAAAATACAATGGAGTTAAGTACTTGTAAAAAATTCAACGACCGATATGCAGACATGTGCAGGATGGACGAAGGAAAGTGTGGAAAAGCAGCGAGACATTTTTTGCCAATGAAGGACAAGAATAAGAATGAAATGATTTCTGAACTATCTAAAAGCACTTAGCTAAATAAAATGGATTCCTCTCTATTCTTTTGTATCTCTATAAAAAAATGGAACTACATCAGCGAATACAGGAACTACCCAAAGAACTTCAATCTGCGATATACGAATACAATGCAGAACATAGGATTTATACACGAGAACTGAATCGTGAATTGAGAGAATTGATTTATCCGCCTTGCAGAGTATGTCGTACCCCTTTCAAGAACGAATTCTGCGGGCTAGATTATTTTATCATTTATAAATATAAAATATATAGTCATTGGTGCGATATCAATTGTTTTGACGAAGACCACGATTCTCGTACAAAATTAAAATGCTTGGAAGCGGTAGACCGTTATATGCGAGAGAGAACGAAGTAATTCTAACTGATGCTCTTGGTAAAGTTTTCTTTGGCATAACCAATGATGGCACAGGCTATTCTTTTTCCTGCATTTCCAGTACGGAGGCTTTCTTCGTCGCCGATGCCTAGGTCGTCTTCGTTTTCGTGAAGAATGAGACCTCGGCCAACAATATTGCATTTGGTCCCACGAAGTCGGATACAATCGTCGTAAAAGGTACGATGGACTTCTCCTTTTAAATTGGCTTTCACGTTTCCTAAATCGCCTACATGTCTTTCTTTGGAATCAGGACCGCCATGTTTGGTATGATAGGGATTAAAATGGGCACACATGCTCATACACTTGTCGGTCAAATCACCCGCCTCATGGACATGAAATCCATGTATCGTATTCGGTTCAAATCCTTTTAGATGGATTTTGATTTCCACACCTTCTTCGCATTCGGTAAAGTAAACCGTTCCTTGTATGTCTCCAGAAAATACGGCTACGGCTTTCATTGGTCAAGAATACAGGTTTCTATTTATATCACAATCACTCCTTATAATGTCCTTGAATAAAATTGATTGGCCTTCAATAACTTTCTTTCTCTATAGAAAAAAGCAAATGAATTCTCTGGAGATGAAAGGCATGATTCGGTACTGTCACCCACAGACGCCGATGTTGGGTATTTTCCGAACAACCTGTTGTCCGATCAGAACCCGCGAATCTCACAAGAAAGCCATTATTGCGCGCGACAAGGGCTGTTTCCCAAGTATGTTGCATAAAATGGTTTCCAAGTTCAAAGCCTATCGCGCGACTAGGCGTTTACGGATTCAAGCCATCCATAAGATTTTGTCCAAGGGTTTGTTTTGTAACTATTTGACTTACTTTATCATGGATTTCCTTTCGCATAAAAAAAAGGATAATATTCTTATCCCTCCCTTGATGTATTATCCCATGGAAATTTCTGAGACAACGTCCATTCGTCAACGTTTCCTTCAAATGTCTGGACGACTGATTTACTTAGGCTATGCGGGACTGGTCCTTCCCGAAATAGAAGATTATGAACATGAACTCTACTTGAGCTTTTGCCACAAACAATTACATCCAAAAATCACGGCGATGTATCACCAGCTGAACCAGAAAAGAATCAAGAACAAATGGCGGATTATATTCTCTTATTTACAAACACTCAACTCCTTTGGAGTGTACGAACTTCCATTGTATCAAACGGGCGACCGATGGGACTATTATTGCAGCACGAAAAGGATAAGTATTTACTTTGATAAATGTTTGAAGCTGAGTCGTTTGAGTCACGAAGAGCACGAGTTGATACAAATGTGGTTTAGCTACTTGAAGCATTCCATGTATTGATACTTTTTTATACGGTAGGTGTATATGCATAGAAGTCAATCTAGAAGTCCATATAGAACTCGTTCTAGAACCCGTTCTAACCAATCTATAACCCGTTCTAGAAACCGTTCTAGAAATCAGTCTATACCTGAACCAAATCAGTCTATACCTGAACTAAATCAGTCTATACCTGAACCACCAAACTTCCCGCCTAGTTTATATCGTGCGGGAATTGAACCTGTATCAAGAGAGGCAGCAGAACGGAGTGACCCAGAAGCATATTCAGCGGAATCCTTAAGTGGTTTCTTAACGACTGAATTATTAAATTATGAATTTGGTGATATGTCAATAGAGCCTCCCGATTGTTTAACAGCACCATTAAATGAATTGGAATTCAACCCGGAACCAAACAGACCGCCAAACGCACCGCCAGATGTTGAAGCGTTAAAACGTTCTATATCATCATCGCAGGATGGAATTCCTATCATGAAACCAAGTATATTTCGTGCAATTAGTGGAATAGGTGTATTAACACCTGAAATAGACAAGTTAATTAAACAAGCCTCAACTCTAGGAGTCACTCTTAGATTCCCCAAAGGAACCACTTCATGCCGTCATCTACAACTGTTGTATCTCGTATTTCCATTCATGGAACATTTTCCACCAGAAAAACATGACCGTCAGTTATTATCAAAAATCTGGAGAGCCGCTATAAAGTTTAGTAAAGAATTGGATAATTTTTATACATGGAATAAGGCAGACGCTACAAATCCTGATGTATTTGACCCATCCACATTTCCAATGGAGGATGGCGTATATCCTATGGGATTAGTAAGAAATGAAGGTACTCACGTATGTCATTATTTTTTACTATTGGTAGAAAGAGGACGTGCTTATATATATTCTGCTTATGGAAGCGATTATGTACGTATGTATCCAAAAAAAACTCCATTGGATTGGGGAAGGTTTATTGCTTTTATTGGTGCAGTGAATACATATAAACCAGGTCATCCAACCGACAGAAATGACTCAGGCTGTAGAGACGGTGCAGCACAAGGCATCGTAGACCAATTTATAGAAGATTATTTTTTGAGTAGCGGGGATGGAAATACTTTAACCTATGTGGATGAAGCCGATGACGAAGAAAAGAAAACGACTATTTCGGAAGCAGAAGGTATAAGAGAGGAACTAAAAACATATTCAATACCTTTTCAAGTGATTCATTTTGACCAACTCAAGGCACAATTAAAAGATGCAGTAGATAGGGCATTTACACGAGGAGTATTTTCAGGAGGGAAACGGACCAAACGCCGAACAAAACGCCTACGTTTAAAATTGAGAGTCCATTCTTTCTCTACCAAACTGAAAAGATGACCACGGACCAGATGTATTACAGCTGGATGATTTGCGTGATTAGCTCCTATGTGCTTTTGATAGTCCTTTCTATCTACGTTCGCTACCTAGATAGAAAGGTAATCCGATTAAAAGACCACGACTCCATTGTCTAAAAATTGAAGAACTTCTTTTATATCTTCTCTTTTGAAAAGATGAAAGCGGAAACGACTTCTGAATCACATACAAATTGGATGCATTCAGATACACTCTATTATGTATGGGTGTTCTGCATCGTGGCTACATTTATCACACTCATCGTGTATGCGATTATTGCTGCTATATAAAATTGATGATAACTGTATCCAGCATATAAGATAAAAGATGGACCTCTTCTATGATGGAATCATTTTATTTATTTTTGGCTTTTCAGCAGCATCTTTCATCCTTTACCTCCGATTTTCTTCCTACTGCAGGAGAGCTTCTCCCGAGACAGAGACCATTTAAAATTGACTCCAACCGATTGAGCTAGACGATACGTAAAAGATGTTGGATGTGGTCCTCTTCTACGTTTTCTTTAGCTTTTTGGTCACGTCTCTCATCGTTTCCTTATATATGTTATATCTTAATTGCGTTGAACTTCGCATGTTACAACGCAACACGTATAACTCATATATGAATATGGTACAAGGTATAGAAGACTATGAAGAAAAGTATGGCAAAGAAGATGTATAATTATATTCGTTTCAAATAGTCTTTGATTTTTTTACGGTCTTGTAAAGCAATCTCCATGACCCGTTCCCGTAACACTTTGAGACTTTGTGTACGGTCGTCGTCAAAATGCTTGTTGTGGTCTATCACATAACGAGGGGTACCTCCTTCGTTCGTACAGACATGACCATTCAATTTATACGTCAATCCTTGATAGACAAAGTTATACCAGTCGTCACATCCCCAATTCACGATAGATTCTGGAAAATATTGACCAAAGATGTCCATGTGAGTACGCGAGACAAAGGACTGTGTCAGAATGCGTCCGTTTTCATTGTCAGGTCCAGTCAGACCCAGATTTCGGTGAGATTGGAGTGCATGTATGGATTCATTGACCCATCCAGGTGTACGAAAAAAAATATCATCTCCACACTGATAAAAATAATCACATCCCTCGTCATAGGCTTGTTGAAACAAATGGTTCCACATTTTGGTGAGATATCCTGGTTTATCCGTCAGCTCTACCCATTGAATCGTCAACATGGAATCAAACACACGAAGATACGCTTGTTCTTCTTTCTTAGAGAAAATGCGGTCATTCTTGTCGTAGCCAATATAAAAGACATATTCGTGTCCCGGAGACCGTGTCGCGAGAAATGTTTTGAGGGTGTAATGGAATAAATAGGTGTCTCGCATCGTGTTCCAGTCTCGGTCCTTGGATGTACACGGAACAAGAATACCTACCTTCATTGCATGGTTTACAATTTTCTTTTTATATATTATATGGCAAAAAGAAAATCAAAATCACTCGCTTCTAATCCATCCATCTTTGCAATGGTCTTTGGAGGAGTCCTGGGAGGATTGGCCGCCATGGCTGCCGTTGGTCTCGTCTGCATTAGTTTGTTTGCCATAGGCTATTATTTGATAGTGACGTACAATAAACCAGGCACTAAGTTATTTAAAGAGATTCAACCGATGCAATACGTCGGTATTGTAATGTGCGCACTGGCCTGTCTACCGTTTATTCAATATTTTTTTATGGGCTTTTTATTCAATGCAGGAGGGTCTGTGTTTTCTAGTATGTCTGAATAAACGATGTGTAATAGGTCTGTACCATAAACCCTAGTCCAAAGGCCACTGGGGTTAATTTATAAAAAGGATTCGTCATATGCAAAATAATCATGGTAAAATAAAGGATGTAAAGGGGTATCGCAATTTCACGTGGAGACTGTTGCGTTATCCATAGTCCATCTACTAGAAAGGGTAAGGCCAATAGTTTGCGTTGGTCGCTGAGAAAGAATTCTTTTTGGTCTTCATCTACCAATTCTCCTACACGACGGATAGAACAGTACAGGCTGATTTCATGAAGGATTACGGAAAAGATAGCGAACAAAGTATACGGAGAAGCATTCAATACCGCAAAAAAACTACGCGCGTGAATAGACAAGAGATATACGATGTAGAGTAAAAGAGAATGTTTGGTTGGAGCCACATATTCGTCTATTTTTTTAAGATACAATCGTTGATAAATGTCTTCGTGATAGAGATAGGCAAAAAAACTTTGTAGAATCGTGCCGATACATTCGTAGTTGTAGACTGGAAATAACATTCCCGCCAAAACCAGGTTACTAAAATAGACGATGCGACATAGGGTATGACAATGGATATCTTTCTGGATAGTTAAGAAAAACGTTTTATAGACTTGTTTCTGAATAAGAAAGAACCAATATACATTGAGTAAAAAGAGTCCATAGACCGAAAAATACATCAAGGAAGAGAAATCTGCAGAATAAGATTGAATCATGTAATCAATGACCTTATTCTGATGTATCATGTCAAGATAATAATCATAAATTCTAAATTTGATAAAAGAAAGACAAAACAAGGCACTATTGATATGATAGACTTTGCTATGTTGAGATAACCAACTTTTCAAGACATAAAAAATAGAAGATATTTCCGTCTTTAGCATAGGGTAAGTAAACACGAATCTATCTTCTGGACTGAGACCGACGACGTCGTTGTAAAAAAGAATAGCTAGAATGAATACATGATGGAAATTCATTTCATGCGTGTTAGAGTAATAAAGGTCTATGACTGTATATACTCCAACACTTTTGTATGAAATATCAAACAGTTTGTTACCCCATTCATTAGGTCCATAGACAAACAAGGAATAATAATAATAGAGATAGGCTGTAGTTGTGGAAACCGCAATTCCAAACAAATAAATTAGTCGGAATTGTTCAATCCTCTCTGAATTTGTTTTATACGGGGTTGAAAACCATTTGGATAATGAGACGGACATTGTTTATCTATACAACATATGGTTTAAATATATTTCAATATTCTATAAAGAGAAAAGGTTTAATCTTATAAAGAGAAACAAAGTATGTCTAAGCAAGACGAAAAATACATGGCCCTCGCCACGCACTATGCGTCGTTGTCCAACATGAGAACCCATCATGGTTCTGTGATTGTCTTACATGGAACAGTCATGGGTACAGGCTTCAATCATACCCGAAATTATTCACGAGACAAGTTGATTGAACATCCCATTTCGTGTCATGCAGAAATCAGTGCACTCCGTAATGTGGTCAAGCGTTTGAAATTGGACCCCGTAAAAGATAGATCTACTTTTAAGAAGATGCGGGTCTACATTGCAAGACGAAGTGTAGAAGGTGACTATATAGATTCAAAACCTTGTTCTCAATGTTATCAGACGTTAACCGAGTTGGGTGTAAAACATATCATCTATTCCGGTATAGATTCCTTTTGTACCATGGATATTCATATGGAATGTAGTCCTTCGTCTGGGTATAAAAGTACCCTTCGTCCAAAAAAGAATAATCAGACCTAAGAATAAAATAATGCTATTGGTATATGGACGATGATGTAGAAGTGTACGAAAACTGTTTTTGTTATACCAAAAAAGTAAAGGAGTATTCCGAACCAGTCTCTTACATTCACAAGATTGACGACAAGACTCTACAAACGAGTCAGCCTATCATTAAATCGTGGATGATTGTGAAAACCCCGATGGATACAAAAGTAGGGAATAAAATCAAACTAGCCAAGGGAGACGAAGAGCCTTATGGGTTGATTTTATTTTCCAGCAATCGCTTCAAACGTTTCTTGTCTACCGAAGGAGACATTTATTATGCAACCTATATAGAATTGATTGATTTACGGATACAATTATAATATATTGAATATAACTTTACATAATAATTTATCATGACATATCATGGAGACCATTTTGTCTTTTCCAACATTTGTGATACATCTTCCTAGGTGTAAAGAGAGACTTCCTTTTGTCAATGAACAGTTAAATCGTTCAGGGTATACGAATATTACGGTATATAACGCAGTAGATGGCTTACAATCACGTGAAGTAGAAGAAGCCTTGAAATTATTTGATTATCCTAAATTGGACAATATTAAGCCTGGTGCGATAGGTTGTCTATTGACTCATATGAAATTGTTGAAGCATATTATTGAACAAAATATTCCTATTTCAAACATTTTTGAAGATGATATTCATTTTCATCCTCACTGGAATCACTTGTCCAAGCGTTATTATACATTAACGCCATACGATTATGAAGTCATTTTCATAGGAAACCAATTAGAGAACCCAACCACTTTATCTGAAATTACGACAGAATATAGTTACTGTGCACACGCATATGTTGTTACTTTAGAAGGAGCAAAGAAAATGTTGAATACCATTCTTCATTATAATTTAGGAGGACTCTGTGAAATAGATTGTATTATCAAGAATGTTCGGGATAAAAACAAATCGCTTGGCATTTCACAACCCTTTGTTTTGTATTCTTGGAACGGAACTCTATATCCATGTGATTTCAATACATCTTCACCAAACCATTGTAGAAACACAGGTTTGGTCTTTCAGAACATGGGTTTTATCTCTCAAATAGATGATTCTAAAATCGTACGTGAAATAAAACGTTTCCACTCAAAAAAAAAAATGGTTATGTTATAAATGTTTCGTAAACCTAGAAAAAAAGTACTCTGTATGATAATAGGCCTAACACGAACGTATCAATTAGCGTATTCCAATATGCTTTCCCATTTAATCAAACAAAACGAAGATATATATGAATTTAACTTTTTATTAAATACACAAGATATAAACCCTGATAATTTAGAATCTTTACGAAAACATTATACGCTTCCTAGACATGTCTTAAAAGGAATTCTACAACTGAATTGCGATAATCATGTGAAGTATGCCTATTATCTACGACTGTATCAATGTTTAAAGTCCGAACAACATAGTGTCTATGACATGTATATCAATATGCGTTTTGATAATATACTTACAAAACCTATTCAATTAGACCATTATAAGGATAAACTATGCATTATTACAGGAAATTGGACACGACCCTGTTTTTTTCATAATAGAGACTGGGATTTAATGTCAATAGGTAATCATAAGAATTATCTTTTGTATCATTATCCTATGATAAATCATGCATTGACACTAGCGGACCCATTGCCGAATCTTTTAAAAAGCAATACGATTACAGAAGAGGAAATAATCCATATCCATAAAGTTTGTGGATTAATCACCGACTCACCTAATAAAGAGTATTGTATTATTTTGAAAAATATGTTAGATTTGAAGGGTACTTTTTTCATGAGTGAAAATTTAGACTGCGTTCATATAAATCTATTGCGATAAATACCACTTCAACCTACGTAGTGAACTTGAATTGTAGACCGAGACAAAACTTTGGGTATCCAATAGACTGTACGAAAGAATCACTTCTGTATCGGTAACAATGAGTCCAAGACAAAATTCAACCGCACTATTTCCTAGGGTGAACCACTCGGAATAACGTAGTAGATTCATCTCTACGTCAAATATCACAATTCCATGATGGTATTCCAAACAATGCATTTTATTCTTGAAAAAGGCACGTCTCTTGTGTACCACAAACCATATTTCATTACCCTTTTTGTATCCAGAGGTGGACCCTCTGGCGTCTTTGAAAAACTCTGGCATTACCTTGGTGGTGACACGATTCAATTGACGAGATTCATAATCTATTTCCGTCAATTGTAATGGATACCATGCATAGACCAAGGTCAATTTGTTTTGGTACTCCACAAACGCCCAGTTCTTTTCATGGCGTTTTTCCTCATAAAAAGACGGTAGAATAGGTTGAATCGGTAATTCAAACGTTTCCATCGGATAACGTCCACTGGTCACGGTCACCACTTGTCTATCTACATCGTGTGAAGTAGCTGTGTAATAATAGACATCGTTGTGTTTAAAGAGTCGGATATCTTCTTGACCGAAACTTCCCCACGAAGGGATGATTTCTTCTTCGTGTAAGAACTCTTCTTCTGATATTTGGTTAAAATGCTTATCTAATTTACAACGACTGTTTAGATTCACAACCAACTCAGGCCATTCTTTTTTAGTCCCATCTGGATGGTAACTGTAGTTTATCCACCGTAAATGGAGTAGATAACCCTCTTCGTATTCCACAATCATAGGGTTAGATGAATACAATGTGATGTCCTTTCCAAATAGATGCTTGGTCATCACTTGTGTAAAAGACACGGTCTCAATGGCAGCCAGCTTTGGATATCGTTTCTGGTAACTCTTGAACATGATATATTGATATATCTGAATATAAACAATTGTTTTATAACCCGTAAATATAATGAACTGCGTCTTTGTCTGTGTATTTAACAAAGACAAATACGTAGACATGTTTCTTATTCTTTTGGAAAGTTTATTGCTGTATGGAAACATGCGGACGGAAATCCAATTGGTGGTGTATACGTCTACCTGTTTCATGCAGAGAATCAAACAGTCTCCTTTGTACGACGATTCCATTCTGTTTGAATTGAATGATACCTATGATACGGTGGCAAAGGCATGTTATGCAAGACTGGATGTATTCAAGCTACCTCTTATGAATCAATATGAAAAAATACTCTACCTAGATACCGACATTCTCATTAAAGAAAATCTCAACAGAGTCTTTTCCATTTGTCAGGAAGAGATGCTCTACGTCCTGGAAGAAGGAAAGTTAACCGATGACGATAATTATTATGGAGGAAAAACGCTATTTGGCGAACTTGAGACGAATGATGTTTCTGCATTTACTAGTGGAATCATGCTTTTTCCTCGTTGTGAAATTATTCAAAAACTGTTTGAGACCATTCAAGAAGATATTCGTACCCGTGAATATACATTTGAATGTTACGACCAACCATACATTGTGTATCATGCGATACGACAGGAACTTTGTAAGAAAACACTAGGTTCTGTGGCTATCAATAACAACTATTCTATCCAGAGCACAAAAACAATCCATCACTTTCCAGGGTGCCCAGGTATATACGAAGAAAAATTAAAAAAAAATGGAAGCTTTTTTAGATGAATTGAACCGTGAGCGATGTAAACGAGGTATAAGAATCATGAATCGTTCAATTCCTGCCAAAAAAACACCTTTTACGCTAGTAGGTGTTTGTGTCTCGTA